GTAAGATATGATAACTTTCGTCTTTTGTGACGTTAGTTTCGTATCTTACATCCCGATTTTATGGCTTTTACATCGCCAACCCGAAAGGGTTTACACTGTGTGTGTACTACGAGGAATCGTAGCCCCACTTTTGTGGGATAGGGTCTTTTACAGCCCCTTGTGCTATTGTTATCAGCCAAAAGATAGTGGCCATGTGTTGGCCACCTTAGGGGGTTATTTATAACCTCCTTTGCGCTTGTTTGCGCATAAATATCACTACATTTACACAATTTTGTGTTTATTAGGTTGGTGCCGAGTATTAGTTTAGCCGCTTTTACTTAGATCCGTAAACAAACCTAACTCACAGTTGGACTGGTGAAACAGTCTGGCTGATGGGGAAGTGAGACCACCCCGAGTTAGAGCCCTAATCGGTATGATTTTGAGTTTGTGTAGTGATTCAACACCGGCATGTTGCCGATGGGTCAATATTTATTATTGATGACACGTAGTAAGTTTCACTGGGGACAGTGAACACGTGGACATTTCCTCGTTCCGCCAAGACTATTGGTTAGTCACGACTGTTAATTGTGGTCGTTTAAAATGTGCCATCATCCTTAAGTGGTGGTGCGAATCTTGCTTCAGATGAAGGGGGCGTAGGAAGCTAATGAATTGGGGCTCCAAAGGATGAAATGGGGGCAGATAATATTTGCGGTGGTATTACCGATCGGGGGACTCATCCCTCCCTGGACTCATGAAGTTAGAATTCTGATCTCCACGCCGTACTGGTTTTAACCTTAGGGGCAAAAGAATGGTAGATTCTGAAAGCGTAGAACTTAATAATAAAGCTGTAGACAGCCAAAACGCCTATTCACACGTAAGTAGGGAAGGTCGCAAGCCGACGTGAAATCGCTGTGGAATATAGGGAGCATGTGTAGGGTCAGTGCACTAGTGATGGTTACGCTAGTGACAGACTATTCAGTTAGTTCGTTGGGTTACTCGAAGCATGCTATAAACGAAAGAACAACCTGTGTACCAAGTTTATCTTGTGAGCATTCACAAACCCTGACTTGGCTTGTTGGCGAAATGCCATTGCACCGATTAGTGGAGAATGGTGGCTGGGGGAAGCGTTAGTTGAAACCAGTCAGTTCTAGTAGTTAGACAAAGCCTAAAGTCGCATTATGGTCTTACATACAATCTACACCGCGAAACCACAAAGTGTGGTGGGTCCTTACACCCACAACTCAGTGCTAGTGGATAGTGCTGTTTTACAATTTACACATGACGATGTTTCCAGTTATTTTGGAATCTCAGATGCAGTTGATGTCATAGCGTTTGAGCGTTACTTATTACTTAGCAGGAGATATCGTCGTTCTCAATTAAGTCTATTTTTTGACATCTTGGGAAATGTCTTAAATAGCAATCAGTATAGTGCATTTGTGGCTCAGGGGGGAGCCATGTCTGCACCATCTGATATTGTCAGAACGTTTACTAATGGTCTGACAGTTAACCATAACATTGCTGGTATAACACCTGAGCAGGTTAAAGAGTTTACTGATAAACTCAGTGACATGTCTTGTAAGGTTGAGTCGCCTTATAGTCCAGACCAGGTCAAAGATTTTATTGACAGTGCAACTAAGATTGAAGTTGACCACAAGATTTCCATATTGGATGGTCTTTTCGATTTTTTGTATTGGAATAAGCCTATAGATTTGGTTGACTCTGTCAAATATTTGAGCTTGGCCTTGGCCATAGGTGCCATAGGACATGCTTGCAACTTCAAGGAGCAGGCATTGTTTATAGGTCGAGTACTTGAGGCGTATTGGCTTGCAAAAGGTTTAAGATCAGTTGTTAATGGTTTAGTCAATGACAGTGCCTACTATTTGGGCAAATTTGTAGCCATGTTTGGTGAGAATTGTATAGTATCCACTATCATAGATTACTTTTCCGGGACTATAACTCCATTTGTTGCACAAGTGGGGTCTAGTGTCGATTCGGTCACCAAACTCGTTGGTGGGTTTATGTTTGCTTATTTTGCTTCTAGTATGGATATTGAAACCATGACTATAGATAGCTTTTTAAACATGATACCCAGCTATGAGAAGAAACATAAGTCAGTGACTTATTGTCTTTCTAATCTTCTTGATTATGTTAAGACAGTTCTTAGCTTTTTAATTGGCAGGACAGGCATTACATGCATTGATAACTTCATTCATGGTGACCCAAGGCTTGCCGATTTAAAGAAGAGAGTGAATGATTTGTGTACCGACTCTTTGTTTGGTTTGGATCCAACAAGGAACATTATGGCGATTGAAGAGCTTGATGCTGATGCAGCGGCTCTTGAGATTGAGTTTACCAAAACCAATTCTCAATTGTTGCCTTTTGTCGCTAAGATTAGGCAATCCCTTTCAACTTTTTTGGCCAGTAAAGCCGCAGCCATGAATTATAATGTTGAACCACCTGTTAGTGTGATTCTGATGGGTGGCTCTGGCATAGGCAAGACTGTTTTGAGGCATAATCTAGCTAGAAGTTGCGCCATATTGGGCTCTTCTGTAGACATGTTGAACACAACTATCGCTAACCCTAACTCTAGGATAGCCACACTTGATGCTGACAAGAAGTATGGAGGTGATTTGTATGATTCAAGCAAAATTGTCATTACTATGGATGAACTTCAAACAACAGCCGTAAACACTGCTCAACCGCCACCCGGTTTTGCACTAATGTTTGGATTAGCTAGTGGAACACCGGTCACGATTGATGGTGTAGGCGTTGAAGCAAAGAACAAGATAGTTAATGTTAAATTTTTTATTGCAGCCTCGAATGCCATTGGGGGTTTTGCTAGGAATTGGGCTAAGCAGTCTTATTATCCAGACGCAGCATTGAGGCGCCTTAGGGCCGGAGCAGTTTTTGTCACCGTTAAGCCTGAGTATTGTACAGCAGAATCTGCACAGTATAGTCTAGAGAACTGGCACAGAAGGGAGCTTGATAAGTCAAAGGTTGAGTATACTGATGACGGAGAGAGCTTCGATCATTTGCTGTTTGCTTATGGTGATCCGGTCTCTATGGAGCCTGATTCAGATTGGTTCAATTATGACACTCTTCTTTTGAACATTAGTGATAAATACAGGCGTAGGCAAGATGCAATCAGATATAGAGGCAACAGTGCCTTTAAGGATGCTGTTAAGTTTGCTCAAAAGTTTAGGCCTGAGGCAAATATTGAAGTGAATCAAGCTGATGTGCTTAGAGCACAAGGAGTTGACGAATCTGTCATCAATGATATGGTCGCTGAGGATGCTTTAGATGAAGGCTACCTTGGTGCATTCACTCGTATGTCTAATAAGTTTAAGCAGTCAGCTGCTTCTATGTTTGACAACTTTAAAAACGTCATTTATGGCCACCGGCACTTAGTTGTTGCATCTATTGGTGCTGTTACTATTGCAGCGGGTGTTTATACATTTATGAGTAAGTTGTTACCGACTGCACAGTCGTCCTCATCGTCATTATATCGTAAGGTCATAAGGCTTAGTAAGTCGATTGAAACTCCATCAACAGCTAGTCCTGAGATTGAAGCGATGTTTGGGCAAGCTGGCATATCTGCTAACATCATTCCATTTGCGGCGTCACTTGAAGCTCGCAACGTTGGTGCTATAACAACCACTATGATACTTGATAACGGTTCTATTAAAGTTCATAATTGTGGTTTTGTTTTGGCAGTAGGTGGGGGCTGTTTTGTGACCGCCTCACATGTCTTAGGAGCTATACATGCTACTTTGAAGAGTGGTGGTTCAGCCTCTATAACTTTTAAGGGCTCACCTCATCCATCTGGCACATTTTCTAAGGCCATAACGCTTTGGGATTTAGAGCGAGATGGCAATCCTATATGTTATCACGGAGTTGAGGGAGATGGTGATGCTGATATTGCTTGTTTTAAGCTTGACGTTGCACCATTTAGGAGCATTGAGGACAATTTTATATATGAGCGTGAGTTAACATCAGCTAGTGACTTCGCGGGGGTCTTTTTGGCGCCTCGTGATGGAGCTATGACCGTTGTTTCTACCAGGGTTACACTTGGTGGGGTAAAGACTTATGAGTTAGCTGATGGCTCCAGTATGAGTAATATACGTACATTAACGTACCCTATACCAACTGTCCACGGTGATTGTGGGTCGGTTGTTGTTGTAGAAACACGTAAAGGGGCTCAAACTATTGTTCGTATTGCAGGTATGCATGTCGCTGGTGGTAGAGGCATTGGTATTAGTGTGCCATTGACTAGGGAAACTATTGCTAAAATGAAGGCTTGTTTGTTAGCTAATGATCCAGTTGTCTCTGATGATATAATAAGTCAAGGACCTTTGTTTTATCCTAAAACCACTAAGTTTGAACTCGGCTTGAGGCTTCCACAAACTATTAATTCCAATGTCATGGTTGTGTCCGAGATGAGTGCAATTGGTGACGCTATGTCTGAGTACTTGCATGAGAGGACTGGTGAGCCAATTGTTAAGTATGGTGTCAGGACGGCCGACCGTTATTTTGGCCATAAAGCTGTATCCTCAAGACAAAATGATATACCTGCTGTAAACAGATTAAGGCTGAAGTATGCATCATCTATATTGTCAACACAGATATGTGCAATTCTGAAGAACAATCCTACTTTGGGTGATCGTGGGGTTTGTTCTTTGTCGGAGTCTGTGCAATTTGACACAAATAAGTCAGCATCGATTGGTGCAAGAGGCACATTCGGTAAGGAGTTGTTTGGTCATAAGTCAGGTTTACTTAAAACTGATTTTATAGGGTTTGGTGGAGGCGACCCTGAATCTGCACCTTACTGGCCCAATTTAGTAGCTGATGTGGACAGACTTGAAACGGAGTTTGCTGCTGGTATTATAAACCCGCAGAATCCTTGCCTTTGGAATTCAACTTTTCCAAAGACTGAAGTGGGTCCGCTTAAAAACGGTGTACCAAAGGAGGCCAGAACCATTTATAACCCTGATATAGCTTTTAATTGCTTAGTTAGCAAATATTACGGTAGGGTTGCAGAGTCACTATGCGCCACGGGTATTTGTATTGATATGATGAATCCTTACACTGACGGTAAGTCATTTTGTTTAAACTTAGGGCGAAATTGCGTCGTGAAGTCAGTTTCAGAGCTTATGGGCCTTGATGCTGATTACTCTGGTTGGGATAAAAATCTTCTATGTTTATTTATGATGGAAGCTCTTGAGTTGGTGTGTCGATTCATAACAGGGTTAGGGGAGCATGATAAGCGAATTTTGGTTGGTCTTAATTCAGTGCTCATCTATCCTTATATTTTGGTTAATGTCGACGAATCATCTTTGCCAGAGGACGAAAGAATGAATTTCCCATGGATTGGTGTGGCCAGGGTTGTCTCAGGTCAGACCTCTGGGAATAGGCTTACGAGCTTGATAAACTCTATAGCCAATAAGCTTCTTTCATATTATATTATGAGTTGCATTTCTGATGGTGGCATCTGGGTTAACCATATGGACACACTCAGTTATCCAACTTTCAAATTTTACGATCATTTCGTTTGTCATGTCCATGGTGACGATATAGTGATAGTGGGATCACTTGCCGATTTCACTAAGTTTAATTTGTGTTACACAAAGTTTGCATTTGTTGCCCAGCAAATGAAATTTGTGCCACAACCTGCCAGTAAGAACGGTAAGATTGTGGAATTAAAGACTCTTTTGTGGGATAAAGAGTCTGATCCAAATGGAGATGCCTGTGTTATATTTTTGAAGCGACGATTTGTCAAGGATGGTAGAGAGGTTATCTGTCCGTTAGACATAAATTCGCTAATAAGGCAACTTTATTTTGAAACTTCGTCATTCAATAAGTTGAGTGACCTAGATAAGGAGTCCAGATGGGCTCAATTTTTTGTTGAATTGTCTCTCCATGGTAGAGAGATTTTTGAGAAGTTCGCTCCTTCAATTTCCCAAGCGTTGTTGGAGCAGGGGATAAAGCCTGTTATGGCAGACAGCTTCGATTTAGCTTATTTGTCGAGACTGTCTATATCCCCATATGTGTAAGTTGCATTGCAACACATTTTTGATTGTATATATATTATAATTCGTTTTTGTTCGTTTTTGTTGTAAATTTAAATCCTCTCCTTCCGCATATGTCTGTCCATTCAAATGATACCGCAAATACAAATCAAATAATTCAAAAAGAAGAAACAACCAACTTCATTGACGCAGGAGATGCTCATGAGTTGAAGATGAACCATATTACTGGCACTGATGTGCCTTTAACGGGCTTAGATATTCCTTCATTTATGAAGAAGCCTTATTTGTTCGCTTCTGGCACTTTAACACCAGCGTCAGTTGTGAATTCAGTCCTAATGACAAGCTCAGTGGGAGCCACTTTGCTTGGTAACCCCCAGTGGATAAACAAGATGTATGGGTTTAATCTTGTTAGGGGTGATGCTTGTGTGAAGATTGTAGTCAATGCAAATCCATTTCAAGCAGGCAGACTATTGTTGCATTTTCAACCTAGCAATGTGTCTGCTACTCGTTCGGCGATGCATAATGCTACTATTGCAACCAAAACCACTCAACCCGGTGTTGAGCTGGACTTGAGACAATCATCGGTTACGATGAAAGTGCCTTATGTTGGACCAAAGAACTATTATTCTTTATCCAATGGTGCTGGCTTTACTTCTATGGATTGGGGAACCTTTTACTTAACTGTGATTGATCCTTTATCTACGGGAGCAGCCGGTGATTTATCAGTCTCTTGGACAGCGTATATGTGGTTTGAGAACTTTGAGCTTGCAGCTCCTATAGTGCCACAATCTAGGTCTGCAAAGCCCAGATCACGCTCTTTATTGTCCGTGGAACAAGAAGCTAAGGATGGTTCTAGGTCGACTTCGTTAGCTTCCATATCGAAGTCAATCAGTACAGCTTCTGGCTCTTTGTCATCAATACCAGGTCTTGGTAGCGTTATGGGCCCACTTTCTTGGGCAAGTGGCGTTGCTGCAGGAGTATTTGATTACCTCGGGTGGTCAAAACCTATTAATTTAGATAAGCCTATGCTCGTTAATGGGTTTAGGTACTTAGCTAATAGTGATGGGATAGATTGTTCCGTACCTTTGACTATAAGATCAGACAATAAGGTCAATATCATTGATTGCTGTTCTGGTAGGTCTGAGGACGAAATGTCATTTGCATTTTTGAAACAGGTACCTTCTTTGGTGAGTAGGTTTACATTTTCAGAGACCGATATTGCAGATTCCATTTTATACACAACGACCATTAGACCGTCTAATTTAAGAGAAGTGTCTACTAAGACAGTAGCAGGAAAGGTGGCCACCTATGAGTCTGGTGCCCCATTTTATTGTATGTCGAAGGTGTTCTCAATGTGGCGTGGGTCGATTGTAATGAGACTTTCTTTCGTTAAGACTGATTACCACAGTGGAAGGCTTCAGATAACATTTACACCATCAAGCTCATTGTTGCCGACGAATCCAACTTTGGCCACTGGAACTTTGGCCATGAGGACTATAGTTGACATTCGTGAGTTTTCAGACGTGTCAATTGAGCTCCCTTATCTGATGGACGTTAGTTACCTAGCTAGCAATGTGTCCATGGGTACGTTGCAGATTAGAGTCCTTAATCCATTAAAGGCACCAGAAACGGCTGCAAGCACTATCACCGGCTTGATTTATTATCACGCTGGTGAGGATTTTGAGTTTCAGGCTCCAGGCAGTGGTGTTGGCTCAGTAGCTCCTTGTGTTTTTTCACCCCAAGCAGATATGGATTACACTTTACTAAAGACTTCAGCAGGAGGTTTGAGAGGTAAACCACTTGATACTGCTTTTAGTTCGATGTCGGTCGGTGAGCATTTCACAAGCATTAAGCAGTTGCTAAACCGCATGACGCCAATTGAGAGCAACATTTCCGTGGGTTCAGCGACATCGGGTGGTGAGATAAATTATTGGCCTTGGCATACTGCTATAGTGTCAATGAATGCTGCTACAGGTGCCCTTGCTTTACCAGGCACAAGCTGTGACAGTTACTCATTCTTTAGTCAGTGGTTCGCTTACTATAGGGGTGCTATGGTGGTCTCTCACAATGTGACTAATGCTAGTTCAGGCTATGGTGATTATAGCATTGAAGATAATGATAACGTCACAGTCCCTCTCTATGCTACCACTAGAGGTTTGAGACCGTGGGGAACAGCATGGAATCCAACCACGTGTAGTTCTAGGTTCACTGGCTATCATCCCTTTTATTCAAATATGTCACTCAATGGTTACGCATTGTTTAGGGTGCCTTATTATTGCAAGACCCACTGTTCACTTGTCCCTACGAACCTTACTTCTTATGCTGACTCAGTTTTACCCGAGAGTAATCCAGTAGCCGTTTTGACTATGACAAATAGCTCAGTGTCGGCTGTCGGTATTATCCAGATTTTTAGGGCTGCAGCTGATGATTTTCAGCTTTCATATTTTATCGGTACAGTACCCATACTTACCGATTACGTATAATTCGCTTGTTTAACAGGTGGCTTATACTCGCTTGTGTGCGGAATTTTTATATATTAACGCATTATGAGCG